CTCAGATCCTTATGAAATTGCAGAAGGTCTGCGTCTATTCAAAGAAAGTGCCGGAATTAAGCCTAAAGCAAATCAAGAAAAAGAAGCATCTAAAGCTGTTTCTGTTAAAGCACCTGCCCAATTGCCTGAAGGTAAAAAGGTGTGGCGCGAAAGCGAAATCGTTAAGATGCACCCACGAACCTTCCTGAAATACGAAGCAGAAATTGATGCTGCCCGTAAAGAAGGTAGGTTTGAATACGATCTATCATAACAACAACTATTAAGGATTATTAACAATGGCTTTTACTAAATCAAGTGGTTATGGCAACTTACCACAAGGTAATTTCTCTCCACAGGTGTTTTCTAAAAAAGCGTTGATGACGCTCAAAAAGAAATCTATCGTGGATGCAATCACCAACACCGAATTTGAAGGTGAAATCAACACGTATGGTGACACTGTACATATCATTAAACAACCTAACGTAACTGTAGCTGACTACACCCGTGGTGCGCAACTTACGACTCAGGATCTTGATGATGCTGAATTGACGATGGTTATCGACCAAGCTAAATACTACCAGTTTGGTATGGATGACATCGAAAAAGCACACGAACACGTGTCTTTTGAAGATCTGGCTCGTGATAGCGCAGCATATGCACTCCGCGATAGCTACGACCAAAACGTACTTACTGCTATCAGCAGCGGCGTTGCTTCAGCTAACAACCTTGGCTCTGTAACCGTAGGTTTCGGCGCAGGCAATGACTACACCCCTCTGGACCTTATCTCTCGTGCATCTCGCGTACTTGACGATAACAACGTACCAGAAGAAGGTCGTTGGGCTGCTCTTTCGCCTGCGTTCTTTGAGGCTCTCCGCCGTGAAGATAGCAAGCTGATTGAAGCAAATGTTACTGGCGATGCTAAATCTATCGTTCGTCAGCCTAACATGATTGACGTACATGGCTTTAAGCTGTACAAATCAAACAACCTGCCTACCTCTGGTAGCGTTATGCTGTTTGGTCATAAAGAAGCTGTTGCAACTGCATCTAGCATCTTGAAATCAGAAGTTATCCGTTCGCAGAATACCTTTGGTGATCTGTATCGCGGTCTGTTTGTATTTGGTCGTAAAGTTCTCCGTGACGTTGCTCTTGTTAAAGCTACCGTAACCATCGGTGATGTGTAATAATTAACTAAAGGAGAATTAACTAATGGCTAACGTAACCTCACTGGCTAAAGGCGGCACCGCTAATAGCCCAGCTACTAACCGCGCACCAAACATTGTAACGCATGAAGTAAACATTGCGTCTGCAGTGGCAGCGGGTCTTGCTACTACCGAGTATGTAGTAGTTACTAACATCCCTGCTGATACCTATTTCCGCCTGCTTCAGGTTGAAGTAGTTACCTCTTTGTCTTTGGGTGCTGGCGCACGCATCGACTTGGGTGATAGCGCAGACGATGATGAGTTTGTATCTAACGCTACGACTCTTACTGCTGGTACCAACCTGACCCTTCTCAAAGGTGACGGTTCTTCTGGCGATGTGTACACTGCAGCAGATACCCTCCGTCTTAAAGTGACTGGTGGTACTCTTGCAAGCGGTATCTTGCGTTTTGTATGGCTCCAAGGCGATACTGCACGTAATGCACTTGCTGTAAGCAGCTAGTAACAACTTAGGTGGGCTGGGGAGTAATTTCCCCAGTCCCCTTTTTTATTGGTTTTATAATGTCGTCTGATTATCTTACACTTACTAATAGAGTTTTACGAGCATTTAACGAGGTTAATTTAACTTCGTCTAACTTTGCGTCTGCTACAGGCTTTCATGCAGAAGTAAAAGATGCTATTAATCAAGCTATTATAGACATCTATACGTTTGAGGACACGGAGTGGCCTTTTGCGTGGGATAATACTACGTTTGATACGACAGTAGGACAGACTACCTATGCAAAAGATACAGATTTTATTTCTGTAGATTGGCAATCGTTTAAGATTAAGCGCGGCTATGCTGATTGCTTTACTTTGACACAAACTGGCGGAACAGCTACTTTTACATCTGTTGCTGCTCATAATTTTATAACTGGCGATAGAATCACCATCTCAGGTGCAAATGAAACAGATTATAATGGAACTTTTACTGTTACTGTTACTGGTAGCACTCTATTTACATTTGACGTAAGTTCGTCGGCTGCTGCAAGCGCCACAGGAACTATTATTGCTAAGTCAGATACAGTAACCCAACGTACTCTACGATTTAAGGATATTAATTCGTATCGAGACGAGAAATACGATGACGACGATGCTGGTCGTAATAGCACAGGCTATGCTAAGCCTATTTATGCTGTAAGAAAATCTGACAATAACGTCATTCTTACTCCTGCACCAGATCGTGTCTATACAATATATTATGAGGGCTTTGTTGCGCCTACGGCACTTTCTGCCTACAATGATACATCTGCAGTACCTACCATGTTTGACCAGGTTATTGTGGATAAAGCATTGCACTATTGCTATATGTTTAGGGACAACCTTGAACAAGCTACTCTCGCACATACGCGCTATGAAGATAACGTACGTAAAATGCGTAGAATTTTAATACCTGTAGATGAATATTTCCGGTATACTGACTAATGGATAGATGGGAATCACGCAGTATTCAGTGCATGGGCGGTCTTGTACTTAACGTAGATACGTTAGGTCAGGGCACGATGATGCCAGGATCTGCTAGAAAACTTCAGAACTTTGAGCCTGCTATTGCTGGTGGCTATCGCCGCATTAACGGCTACGAAAAATTTGATACAGATGTAGTCCCGGGAGACACGGACGAGCCTGTGCTTGGCGTAAAAGTAGGTCTTGGTGGCGTTTTTGCAGTACGTAAAACTGGTACAGATAACGCTATCTATTTCTCTACTGGTGGAGGATGGTCTGGACCATTAAACGGAACAGCCCGTACCGGAAGCGTAACCAAAGCACGGGGATTAAGCTATTCTATTGTAGAGCCTACTGTGCTTTTTACGGATGGTTTTAACTATGCGTGGAAGTACAACGGCACTACTGAAACAGTAATCAACGGCGTTGGTGCGCCTGCAGATCCTAAATATGCAGCTATATTTAGAGACAGGTTGGTATTAAGTGGATATTCTTCAAATGTATCTGCAATTTCTATTAGTGGCCCAGGTTCCGATACTGATTTTACTGGCGGTGGTGGTGCTATTGAGATAAATGTTGGCGACGAAGTGACAGGTATCTATACATTTAGGGATACTCTGTATATTTTCTGCAAAAACTCACTGCACTCCCTTTCTGGTACAAGTGCTACTAACTTTGCTATACAAGATGTAGCAGCAAGTATTGGTTGCGTATCCCAAGATACCATTAGAGAGATCGGTGGTGACGTAATTTACCTGTCTTATGATGGATTCCGTTCCCTAGCAGCCACAATCCGCGTAGGTGACATAGAGCTTGGGCTTGTATCCGGCAATATCCAGCCGCTAGTAACACAAGTTCTTGACGCAGCCCTAGGTGAAGATGCCTTTGCTACCATTACTATTGCTAAGAAAAGCCAATATAGGCTGTTTATTAACGATCCTAGCGTCAATGAAGAGGACGCAACAGGGTTTTTAGCTAAATACGATGGTCGTGCGCCTAGTGAGTCTCCGTCTGCTTCGGATTTAAAGTTTTCATGGGCTACTTTACTTGGTATTAAGCCCTATAGCGCAGATTCTGCGTTTACAAATAACCAAGAATACTCCGTATTTGGGCACCCAACATCAGGTTATGTGTATAGACTTGAATCAGGTAGCACTTTTGATGGTGTAAACATACAAGCAGTATACAGAACTCCTGATATTGTGTTTGCGTCAGATAAAATTGACTCAACTATCCGTAAAGTGTTCCAAAAAGCCACATTCTACATGCAAGTAGAAGGCGACATTAATATGAACGTAGCTTTACGTTTAGACAGAGAACAGGATGATATTTTACAACCAGATGCTGTAGCATTTGAGCAAATAGGCACGCTACCCGTATACGGTACGGCTGTGTATGGCACTAGCAGCTATGGTGCGCTAGAAACGGTTGTATTTAAAACAAATTTAATTGGGTCTGGCTTTACTGGTGCCTTTGAGCTGTCTATATCAGATGACTCAGCACCGGTTCGTATAGATTCATTTGTAGTGCAATTAGCAGCAAAGGGTAAAAGATAGTGAGTACAGGATATGTTAGACAAAGCTCTGGGTTAATCGTTACTGGTGGGGTTATTCAAGCCTCTCACTTTAATAACGAATTTAACGCATTGCAATCTGCCTTTAACGGCACGACAGGCCATGACCACTCTGGTGGCACAGGTATGGGGCCTATTATAACCCCTGCTGGTGGTGGGTCTGCGTATTTCCTTGCTGGAACTGTTGGCGGTACAGCTAATGCTATTACTATTGCCTCAACAACACCAGATACTTTTGATTTAGTTGACAGTTACCTGATTGCTCTCAGACCAGCATCTTTAAATACAGGTGCTGTAACGCTTAATGTCGCTGGTACAGGTGCTATTGCTCTTAAGAAAGCTAATCCGTCTGGCTATGTAGACCTTGACGCAGGTGACTTACTGCCAGGACAATATGCGTTCTGCGTGTATTCCCTGTCTGATAACATCTACCAGGTACTTAACGCACCGTTCTTTGCAAAACCAATCACCACTGCATCTGGCTTTACTGCAAGCCTTGCATCACAGGGCGTAGTATACACTATGTCTGCCGTAGCAACCATTGTACTGCCTGTAATTGCTACAATGGCACAGTGGTTTACCTTTAGTGTTAAAGCTTCTGGTGGCGCAGTTACGCTTACCCCTAACGCAGCTAACGCTATTAACGGCCTATCTGCTGGTGTTTCTTACACTATTCCACAAGGCACCTTTGCTACTGTGTATATCGGTAGTGATGGTAAGTGGTACATTATTGGTACATCAGAAACTCTGCCTGTTACTGCAGGCGGTACAGGGTCTACCACTGCTTCTGACGCACGCACGGCTCTTGGCTTAGCTATTGGCACCAACGTACAGGCATATGATGCTACCCTTGCTGCCTTAGCTGCATATAACACAAACGGTCTTGTAGTACAAACTGCTGCTGATACCTTTACTGGTCGTACTATTACAGGTACTGCAAGTAGAATTTCTATTACTAATGGTAATGGTGTATCTGGCAATCCAACTATCGACATTGACACAAGCTATGTAGGTCAGACAAGCATTACAACACTTGGCACTATTGCTACAGGTACGTGGAACGCTACTACTATCGCCCTAAATAAAGGCGGTACTGGTGCTACTACCCAAGCAGGCGCAGCTAACGCTATATTGCCTTCTCAGACCTCCAATTCTGGTAAATACCTCACAACCAACGGTACTGATGTATCTTGGGCCACGGTTTCAGCAGGCTTTGGTGATCCTGGCGCAAATGGTATTGTTGTTCGTACCTCTTTAAATACTTCTACCGCACGTACTATTACTGCAGGTACTAATATTGCCGTTACTAATGGTGATGGTGTATCCGGTAATCCTACTATTGCCTTTTCTGGCACACTTCCAGTAGCAAATGGCGGCACTGGCGTAGCCACGTTGGCTGAAGCTAAGGCAGCGTTACTAACACCTTTGTATTCTCATATTGCTGGGTTCACTCCATCTAGCGTTGCAGGGACAAGCACCACAGCCAGCTTAACCGTATCGACAGGGCAAGCAACCGACTCCACAAATGCTGCGCTAATTGAAAAGGCTACCACTACTTCGTGGGCTGTATCCAACGGCAATGCTGTAAACGGCTACCAGGGCGGTACGACACTACCAAACAGCAGCACTATCCACTTCTTTATCTGCTATGGCGGAAGCGGAACAGGCACTTTTGCCTCAACTTCTCTAGCTCCAACACTTCCTGCTGGATACAATACGTATTATCGTCGTATCTTTTCTCTACGGACAAACGGCTCAGGCGCACTGATTGCCCCAAATGCTGTAACCGAGATGGCTGGTGGTGCGGTATGCTTCTATACAGCCACTCTAGCTCCCGATATTAGCACTACAAGCTTAAGCACAAGCAGGACCTTATTTGCGCTTCCAGTACCAACAGGCGTTAAAATGGGTGTTGATATACGTACCTCTTACAGTGCTTCTGCAACAGTAATTGTTGCAAGCCCAGATGAGCCGGATACAGCACCAGCGTTTAGCACAGGCCCATTGTTCGATGGTTATGCAAACGGTGCATTTTTAGCTAATAGAATTTCTGGAATTATTACAGATACAAGCGCACAAATAGCTGCCCGTGCATCTGGCGCTGGAACTGCGCTATACGGCTCACTTGTTAGCTACACAGATTTTAGGAGATAGTATGCCAGAATTAGGTTTATTTCAATGGATTATTGGTGGTGTTATAGCAGGTGGTATAGCCATTGCTGCGTACCTAAATGGTCGAGTTTCTAGCACTAAAAGTGCCCTTAATGAAGTAGAAAAGGAACAACTGCGCTTACGTAACTACGTAGCGGAAACCTATTCTACTAAAGCTGATGTAAATACTATACAGTCACAGACACAGCACACCCTTGATAGATTACACTCTCGTATTGACGATATGGGTGCGGATATTAAGGCACTTCCACAACAAATACTGTCACTTATCAAGAAATAAATACTTGACAAATTACCAAATATATGGTATAATGTACTATACTTTACAGGGCAAATATGGCTGACACTACAACTACAAATACTGGTGTAAATATTGGGCAATACATGGCTAATCAAGCCAGTGAACCTACGCTAACTGACGAAACTACCCTTACACCTATTTTACAGACTGCCCAGACAAACGAAATGATGTCTGGTGCGTCTTCTACAGTTAATCCTACAGGTGCAAATGCTCCTGGTGTAGCCCCAGTAACTACGACGCCTATTACTGCGCCATCTGCTACTGCAGGACAGGCCAATGTACAAGAGGCTACCAGCCAAATAAACCCTGTTTCAGCTACGTATAATGCTGCTACTGGTAATAACACTGCACAAGGCGAGGCTGCACAAGGCACTGTTAGTGAAAAGGCTACGGTACAAGGGCAACTAAAAAGCCTGTACGCAGATACAGAAGCTGGGAAAGTACCTACGTGGGCACAAGGTGCTGTAACTGCAGCAAATGATGCTCTTGCATCTCGTGGTTTACGTAACTCCTCTATTGGTGCTACAGCCATTACTGCTGCTGTACAAAACTCAGCTATTAATATCGCTGCCGCTGATGCTGGCGCGTATTTTAACATGGATATGAAGAATCTCGATAACCGTCAGCAAATGGCGTTAGAGAATCTTAAGAACAGACAACAAGGATTACTTACAGATCAGGCAGCTACCAATGCTTCTTTACAATTTAATGCTGCAAATGCTTCTCAAACCCAGCAGTTTATGGCTTCATTGGTTTCAAACATCAATAACCAAAACGCTGACCGCCTCACTGCTATTTCTAAGTTTAACGCTGAGCAGGCAACTAACATTGCAACCACAAATGAAGCAAATAGCCTTGCTGCACAAACCTTTAACTCAAAACAGATTGAAGCACTAAACGAATTTAACGCTAATCTGCAAAACCAGCGTGATATGTTTAACGCACAGAACGCTTTTGCTATTGAGCAGTCTAACGTATTGTGGCGCAGGTCTATTAACACAGCTAACACTGCTGCTGTAAACGCTGCCAACCAAACAAACGTACAAAACCGCTTTAACATGTCTCAGGCTGCCCTAAATAATTTGTGGCAACAGTTCCGTGACAATGCAAACTTTGT